GGTGAACTTGCAAACACTTGCCAAACATCACCTACGTTTCCTGTTGTATTAATTCTTGTTAATGTTCCTGTTGATTTTCTACATTCTATATCTGTTGAAGTTCCAGTTGATAAATTAGTTAATTTACTTCCATCACCTATAAAACTTCCTCTTATTCCTAAGTCTCCATTTGTAAAAAATGTTGCATTTCCTATCAAATTATTCATTATTGAAATATGCCCTATCCCAACTATTGTACTTGTATACAATTGATAAAATTTTGCATTACCATTACGGTCATCAATAAAACCTTTTTCTACTCCACCAACACCAGTACTTATAATCATATATGAACACATATATGCAGTTGCTTCTTTACTAAGAGGATCGATACGAATCTGCCAGTAGGGATAACCAGCATAAACAATAGTAGAAGTGAGCATTAAACCAAGTGAAAATAATAATTTTTTTAACATTTTATCTCTCCTTTTTCTTTATGACGACCAGTTTCCTGTAACATCAAGATATTCAAATGTCTCAAGATCGAGGTTATATCCTCTACTTCCAATTACAACACTTGATGGTCTAGTCGCCACTGTCCAATATCCACCTATTACAAGCCATCCAACCCTTCCAGTGACAGTTTGATATACTTCTGTTCCATTGAAATCTGTATTGTACCCAAGCATACCTTGAGTTGGTGAATTTGGTCTCGTTGCAGTTGTCCAAACATGATATTTGTCATCTACATATTTCTTGTCAACCAACTGAGTGTCAGAATTAAATGTCGGATGCGTTTCATACTTTTGCGTTTGTGTCCACCCAATTGGATATCCTGAAGGATCAATATTATTGAATTTTATAGCAGAGCCAGTAATCGTATTATTTGTAGCTGCATCATAAAACACATTGTTAAATACAAATACATAAGGAGATGTCCCAGTTGCAACAATAGGCCAATTTGCTGAATTCCTCAAGTAGTTGTCATGTATCAATATATTTGAACACGAATTTCCAATCTCTATACAACCAGAGCTAAAATATGCTATTGCAATATTTCCTTCAACAATAACGTTCTCTGAACCGTCTCTAATCCATACAAATCCTCCACCACTGAGACTAAAACCATCAAAGTAATTGTTTGCGAAAATAGATCTATAGAAATAACCATTTAATCTAGGACCAGTAATACTGTTATGGCATACTTTTAAGTCAGTAAAATTTCCATTGTAATTCAATATGCCCAACTGTCCACTTATAATGATACAATTGGTAATGCCCATAGTGGAAATAGTGCTACCACTAGTATAAAGAATTATTGCATTACCACTTCCCGTAGGATTATATAAATAGCAACGATCTATAAAAATATTATTATTAGTTCCAGAAATGTTAATGCAACTTGTGTAATACCCTGCATTTGAAACGCAAATGTCTGAATTTAAGATATTTACATAATCTTTTGACTCTATTTTAATCAGACAATATCCAGATGTTGTACCATTTGTTTCGTTTTTAAGTGTAAGATTTTTTATCTCATTGTAAAAATCTAACTCTACAAAATTAGCATTACCAGCATAGCTACCACCAAAATCTCTTGTATCCTTTATAATCGTTTCATATCTTGACTCTCCTTCAAAAACTATAAATTGACAAGAAGTTATAGTATTCAGGCAGTTATATGTCCCTTTTCTGAACCTAATTGTTCCACCACCAGATATACCAACTTCTGTTATAGCCAATTGAATTTGTATATCATCAGAAGCTCCATCGCAGATATAATCACAATCATCAGTAAAACCTATAACTTTTGTGACTGTTTTGATTATATCAACATCTGAAAATTCTAAACCGTCTTCCGTTTGATTTACACAAGTATACTTGCCAGATTGACCAAGATATGAACTAGGTGTATCATCTAGTTCAATGAAATTATTTTTATATCCTGGGTTTGAGATAAACTCTAACCCAGATTCGTCTTCTTTTACAGCTACCAATTTATGAGACGCTCCAGTATATGAATTTGGCACGTCCTTTATATTAATAAAATTAAATCCAGATGAACATTCCTCTTTTAAATATGAAACTTTTATTTTATGATTTGATATAAAGAATGCCTGCAAATTCTCAACTGATGATGTGCTTTTAATAAATAAATCACCCTCGTAGTAAGAATCGCCAGAATTCTTTAGTGTAACATAAATGTATCCATTGTAAAAACACCATGCCCATTCATCGTTCACTATTTGTGCTTGGCTTAGCCTTAAAAGTGATGGAACAGAGTTTCCAGGTAGTATGTGATATGCTGTAGGTATTTGAGTGGGATTTGATGTTGTACTAAGCATAATCCAGTATCCAGTAGTACCATCAATTTCACTAGATATCCAATCAGACGGCAAATCGTATTCGATTCGCCCATTGTATAATAAATTCGAAGTATTATCTATGAAATTTGATATTACACAAGAACCATCCCATTGCGACCATTCAGAACCATTCCAGTATCTTAACTCAAGATTAATTCCTCCACCTACCGTTTCAATATCAAAGTCTATAGCGTTAAATTTCTCATCACCACATAAATATAACCATGTTGACATTCCATCAGCAGACTGCAGGAATGAAAATGCAGTTCCACCTTCTGTTCCAGCCTCTTCAGTTACATCAAAAACTGTGCCTTCAAATACATTTAATACTTTAGCAAATTTAGAAATATCTAGAGAATCAGCTTCACCTTTATATGTAAATTTGACATTATCCATAAAGAGAAGATTGCTGGATGCGTCTAAAAAGTCAGATACAGGATAAGACCAAATTGAGTAACCAGATTCGGCTTTATAATGAGTCCAATTGGAGTAATCAGTTATACTATGCCCTAACTCTCTTTTTCTTACATAATGACGAGCAATCCCTAGATCGGCATATATTTGATTTAACTCATTGTCAGCAAACTCCTGTTCTGAAATTCTACCTTCTAAAATCAAATCGTTATCATTGTGTTGATTTATTTGCTGCGATCTTGACCAATCCTTAGAAGCTTTTTTAAATTCAGCCATATAATTACCTCATGAATTTACATTTATATTATGAGCTATTTCATTATTTGAACCTAAATTAGTAATGCCTGTTGGACATAAATGTATAACGTTTCCAATAACAGTAAAGTTACATGAACCACTTAACAAAGTTATACCAGCGCCACTCTTTTCAATAGAATTGTTCCCTATTATACCATATCTTGATGATACTTGGATTCCAGTTTCAAACTGGTAAACATGATTGTTAGTTATTATAACTCTATCCCCACTGTCTGAATTTATACCATAATCTACATTATTATTCTCGCATATCAACGTATTTCCATGAACTAGTATTGAATCTCCTCGTGCTGATATTCCACAGTTCCATCCATATACATCTGGAACATAAATGTAGTTATTTATTATTTTTGAATTAGAATATTCAATTGCTATTGCACCACTTACTATGTTATTTTTATCAATGTATAACTTAGTTCCTATGTCGTTATAAACATTTGCGCTTATAACACCAGCAGAGTCAACATAACACTCAAAAGAAGTTACATTTGTGCATCCATCAATATTAAAAATATAATAAAGTGAACCAATATCTACATTGGGACATCGTAAAAATAATCTTGAAGCAATACAATTTTCTGACATATTAAATCTAATACATCTAGGATACGTACTAGTATTTCTAATTGTTAAGTCTCTTATAGTAAAATTTTCAGTATTTAAAGCTTCTATAATTTCATCGTCGTAAATATTCCCTTCAATTATACTACTAGGTCCATTTCCGAATATATGAACATTAGGTTTTGAAATAATAACAGTTGATGTTACAGAATGTGTCCCCTGTGGAACAAATATATAACCACCAGAATCAGGAAGATCGTCAACAGCCTCTTCAAATGATGAAAAATCAAGTAAATTTCTAACATAATCATTGTGTCTCACTGTAAGTCTACCAGTGCTTAAATCATAATACATGCACTGATCTGAATCTGTGTTTCCAACTGCTATTTTTCTATTGGGATTTGTATCATTAGACTTTATATTTAATTTACCATTTGCAAGATCAAAATAAGATTCTCCTGAAAAATCCCTTAATTTCCCAACTGTTATCTGGCTTGCTGTAAGATTTTGAACATATTGCCCATCAGTAAGACCTTCAGGCTTGACTAATGCTCCCGCCATTTCACTAAACTCAAAAGTTTTGGTTTCATAATAAACACCAGTTTCGGAGTTTAACTTATATTCAGCAATAACTGTATCAGGAAACGTAGGATCTGTTGCATATTCAAATTTTTTAATTACTACTCCACTTACATTGCCCCATATATAGCATGCTCCATCTATCAGATACTCAGAAGTGGAAGTTCCATTGTATAGTTTTAAATAGTCAATAAAATCGCAAGTTCCAGGTAAATGTGTCAATGTAAAATTCTTGTTATATGAAAACAATCCAGAAGGACGAATCCGTAGTTCGTTCCCAGTTGAATCTCTTTCCTGTATTAGACCACTGGAATTTAATTTAAATCCAGTTGTAGGCCAGTTTGCACTTTCTATACTATCTGAATCTATAGTGTTCCCACCTATATATCCTGATATCGCCGTAATTGTTCCTCTAAATGTGCCATTGTAGAACTCAGCATCACCATTTGCCTTTATTTGAAATCCTGAATTTCCCGATGAGAAATTTGTTGATTCTATGCCATTTGGTGTAACTCTTAATGCCCCTACTTTAGCATCATTTATTGTAAAGTAAGCAATAAGTCTTCCTTGCGAATCGTAAAATCTTATACCTTCTTTATCAAGTTTCATTCCTGTGTTTCCATTTTGGTATTTTAGAAGCATTGATGTTGAATCTAAACTAAGAGAGCCATCTGTATTTGTAATAGTTAAACCACTAGAAAGCCTTATTTCACCAATAAGATTATCAGCAAGCAATTTATCCATAATGGTTCTTAATTCCATTACAGATTCATCATCTATCTTAAAATCATCTTTAAAAAACTGGTTTTTCTTAACAATTATGTATGCATCATTTTCATTTTCACTATCATCTCTTATAATTGATGTTGTTTCTTTAGGAATTATAATCTTTGCAAGCATTACACTAGTAGAAATATCTGAATTACTAACATATGCATTCCCGCTTCTGTCTAATAAAATATATGCAGTTCCAGGCTTTGTAATAGAAGTGTTTCCTATCACGTTTAGTTTCGCTGGAAGTGTGAGCGAATATACTAAACCAGTGCTGACGCAAATTGCTCTAGTTGGTTCTACATTTACCCAGCCATCAGCTGGGCTATTAGCATAAACATTTCCACCTTCAATTATATGGATACCAGTTTTACCTATAGATTCAAGTATAGCATTGACTGTGATACTTATGTTGTCAATAGAAGAAAGCAGTGCATTAACATCGCCACTACTACTAGTAGATACTGTTATACCCATAGTGGCAGATCCAGTTGGAACCTTAGATTTAACCAATTTCTGAATCTCATTTCTTAACTGCGTAAAGAAATCACGACCTGTTCTCATATTTCTACCTCTTGATCAATAGACCAATATTTAGCCAGTCTAAGATTCAAACTACCATTCCTAGAAGATATACTCTCAACAAAATAGTTTTGATTTCCAGATGTATTTATAGGGTCGTATACTCTCACAGTGTCACCAAGATAAACATCTGGTCTGCATACAACAGGAGCAGAAACACTTGTAACATTTTTCGTTAACTCTTTGAGCATAAGTCGTGCCATTGAATTCAACTTAGTTTGTGTATTTAAATATTTATTTACATCTGTGTCTTTATATAATCTATCACCGTATCTATCTAAAAGTAAATCTGGATCGTAAATATTATAGTAGTTAGTTAAATCCAAGGAACTTGATGCTGGCGAAATAGAAACATACGAGTTTGCTGGTCTCGCCAATACATTGGAACACCCATTAAACGATGAAGATGTTTTACTTGTATAAGTAAACTTGTTAATATCATATCCATCAGCAGAAATATACGCAGTTCCTGAACTAGGAAAACCATCCGTGCTTTCAACATAAACTGTGGTTGCACCATTTGTTGTAGCCTGTGAAAGTTTTGTTGTTCTTATAAGTTTTGATTCTGCTGTTAGAGTAATATTTTGCCATGCACTGAACTCAATTAAAGAAACTACGTATTTAGTTGCACCAAACCCTTCAATTTTGCCAACTTGGTTCAAAACGATTGATAGTTTCTGAGGTCTAAATTCATTTCCAAGATCATCTCGTTCAAAACTACGAGTTTCACCGCTCCCAAGACTAAATTGCGATGCATCTTTTGCTACTGGATACCAGTCAGAACCATCCCAATACTCGATACTATATTTGTTACTAATATCATATTTACGCGTTGGATCATTTTGGTTAGGCATATACCATCCACCAACTATATCTATTGCTTCAATTTTAGGATAAACCAGTTGTCCATTTTCATAAACTTGTTTTATATCAAATGTTATAAGTCTATGCCCATCAGTAGGCTCAAATAGATAAATTGACTGAAATTGCGTAGACCATAAGCCATCGTGTAGTTTTCTTATATTGTCTGGACTTGGAATGGAAAATGCTTTTCTATACCAGAAGTCAGCAGTTACATTGAATGTCTCTTTACAGCAATTGACATATACTTCTGGCAAATAATATCTGACAGATGGACTTCGACCTAGTTTACCATCAGATGAGTTACTTATCCTTAATTGTAACTTGTCAGTGTATGTCCACCTACAAGTCCATCTATACTTTTTATATGTGTAACCATCAAATACAGGCCCATTTCCTTCGCCAGGATCAGAAACAACTTGTGCTGTAACACCAACTTTGGCATCAGTCATTAATAATCGCCATGCATTTTGCGACTCGCTCCACCAATACCAATAAAAGTCACTTATGCTTCCTATTGTACAATCAGGAATATATCCATACCACATCTCAATATTTCGCACAAGGGAAAATCCTTCTAAATCAATTGTTAAGTATACATATTGGGAATTTACATCTTTTATAGAACCAAAATTTTTACCAGTTATACAAGTATAGAAATAGTCCTTACCATCACAAAGTGCATATGGAGTTGAACTAGTAGACGATTTAAATTCAACAGTTCCTGGACCTACAAGACCATAATTTGATGAATTAACTAAACATCCCTTTTTTGACCTATCAACTAAACCTTGACTTTCTTCTGTTAAAATCAGATACTGAGGATTTATCAAGAATCTATTTGGAAGCGAATCTGTTGGTGCATATTTCCATGCATTGTTATATGCCAGGTTAAATGTTATAGACGATATCTGGCTTATTATATCACTAGACCAGTAATTTTTATTAGTTATATGAGCATCAGACATAGGGTTCCATTTGTAGACAAAATTCTCGCTATCCCACTCTAAACTCAACATGTTAACGGTTACTTTATCGTTAATTCCATCATACAAAGTTCCATCCACTTCAAATCCATATGGTTCCCCATTTCTAAAAAATATAATAGGGGAATTAAAATCTATAGCAAGGTTGAAAACAAAGCCCTTGTATGTACTTTCATCCTGATAATATCCCCACGATTCAAATGGAACATTATCTATGGCTGTAGTTGAGTTTCTTAATCCATTTATCCAAACAACAGGTGGTTTGGGCTTACTCAAAATCAGCCCCATTTCTGATTCATCTACAAGACTATCAGGAACAGTGAATTCAAGCCATCCTTCATACATACTTTCTCTCTCACCAGTCCATACAAGTGGCACATTAGATGCAAATGTAGTATATGTTCCATCACTGGTATAATCAGCGTCAATTAATACATTTTTAGGAGTCGCATTTTCACCAAATAGTTTGACTCTTGTATATATTTCTGTATCTGACTCGTAAGATAAACTCTGAATTAATTTAATGTCTAAATCGTGAGATACTTTTTGCCTTAAGTGTAGCCCCCAAATCTTACCATCACCAGATGATCTAATAATATAGTTAGGTGCAAGTTGTTTCTTTAGATCATTAAAAGCTTCCATTCTATTTTTAACTTTATCTTGTCTAAAGTCTATAAATGGAATTTTTACACCAGTTGCCTGAATTGTCTTAAAACTATAATTAGTATTGCACGTTACATCTCCATCAGTAGGATTTGACACAGGTGATTCCAATATAACTCGTCCATACCTTAAATTTATAGACGATATAGAATTTCCAGTTGGAATTGTATAATCATCAGAAACTAATGATGTTATTATGTTAGAATACTTATGATACCATACTTGTCCAATTGAATATGTTGTGTCATTGATTATAACTGGTGATCTGTTATAAGTTAAAGCATCAGTTGAAGTCCCATCTTCAGTATCAAGATCCGTAGTATAATCTGAACTCGTAAATACTGTATTGCCATACCCATCTGGTTCTGTTAATAGAGTTTCTATTATATCTTCAGCATATTGAATTGTTTCTACTGGGTAGTAGTTAAAATTAGCCCATAATTCCCAATTATTAACCTCTAATGGTGTTCCTAGAACTACTTGTCCAGTGGCATAATTTACTTCATATCCATTCCATAGTGGATCTTTTATCTCTGTAATTGTATCTTTGTATTTAACTATAATTCTAGGTACATCAACAGGACTTATGTTTTGAACTGGATGAAAATATATTGTTGTAGGTGAACCAGATGCAAACCATGCCATAGGAAAATCAGATTGCTCATAATCCCAGTACCCAAAATCATAATAAAAAGCATACCCTTTCTTACTTGCTGTATCACTACACCTTTGTCTTACATACGTCCCAGCAGACACACCAGAAACTTCCTGGATTCCTGGCTCAATTGTTATTGTTTTTAAAGCACTATTTATAGACACTAGTTCATATTTATGCGATTCGGTAACTGAACCAATATATATCCAACTTAATGAATTTTCATTAACATCAGCTTCAAATCCATCAACAGACTCAAGATATAATGTAGTTGCACCATATGCCGCTCCTTCAGAAAGCTTAGACGAAACAAATGATTCCATAAGTAATACACCACCCTCGGTGTAATCTGGCATATATCTAATAGCAACATCAGAAGAAGTTATCAGTTTATCTATTTCTAAATCATCCAGTTTACAAATTTTATCTAATGCTGTAATCTTTAAATAGCTTCCATTAGCATCAGATTGTGGTGACAAATGCCTAACTATGCCATAAAATTTATCAAATGATTCTATAATTCCATCAGTATTCACTAGTCCTTCTTTTAAAGTTATAACATCTCCTAATTTTATCTCATTTGTTCCATTAACTCCGTATTTGCCATCTTGGTTATTCAGTGTTATCTCCAGACTAGATGCTCCAAAATGTTTGTCAAAATTGTATGAATATTCAACTACATCGTCAAGATTACTACCATTCAACTTTAATTGACAACATGTTGTCACATTTTTACTATTTAATGCAGCTTCGCCAGAAGCTGAAAGTCTTTTTGGCATTTCAATCCTCAGGTGTAAAACTTATCGTAATAGTATATTTCTGATCCTTTCCACTCAATGTATACGATTTCTTTACGGAAGTAAAATATCCAGTAAATTTTTCGCCAGTATGTGTAGTCATTACTATCCTACGCTGATTGCTAACATAATCTTTAAGTTTTAAATATAATGCCTGTGTAGACGACGCCTCTGTTATTTCAAAGTCAAATACATCATTTGAACTTTTAGTTTGAGGACTTACAAATACTCTTGAGCCATCCCATAATTGTATAACTTTTTGATTTGATGTAGCTCCTACAGTAACACCTCTATTTCCAGGATTAGGGATTTTATACGTTTCAATAAAACTGGATCCATCATACACTTGAAGAGTCCAACTATATATAGCCAAATTACCCTCCTTGATACAAAGAAATACTCTTTAAAGCAAATGTATCTTCTATTGCATTTATAATATCTTGTGGATTTCCAGATGGAACGTTTATTACTATACTCCCCACTGTAACATTGTTTCCACCGATAGGATTTGCATATTGTTTACCACTGCCCCAATTCATTCCAGCACTCTTGTAAAATGGTCCTTCGCCAAATTCATATGGCCTAAAGTAATACTGTTCTCTTAATGGATATGGTGGAGGGAGCTCTCTTAATGCTGCAAGATTGCGATTTACAACTTCCAGCTGCCTTTGTGATATTTCAGATGCAGCATTTATAGCCTTGGTAACTGATTTTGTATCTTCATCTATCTGATCTAACTGAATTATTTGTTTTTGAGTTCTTCCATATGCCTCTCCCAAAAATGCACCTAAGATAGTTCCAACGGGACCTAATGTTGAACCTAGCATTGTGCCTATATAGGAAAATGTTTTTGCTTGTGTTATGTTAACTTCTTTTTCACCTTTTGCTCTTGCATCTTCTATTTTTTGCATTTCCTCACTAGAAAGCTGTTGTTGTCTTTGCATTAGTCCTAAAGAAATAACCATTTGCCAAAATGGTTTTGCTAGTTCCTTATTAACACCAGTCCATATTTTACCAACTCTGTCAACAACTTTTCCTATAAACCCAGTGAATGCACCTTCTTCAGGCCATATAGCGTGAACTCCAGCTCCTACTGCACCGCCTAATAGCATTCCGATACCCGCTTTACCTTGCAATGAACCAAGTGCTGCGCCTATTGCCGCCCCAATTGCTGATGGTTTTGCATATTCTCCAATATCTTCAAGTTTATATCCAATATCTTCCCAAATATCACTAAGTAATTCTACTGCCTTATCTCCAAATTCTTCTACCGCAACGTTTAATACTACACCTGATAACGCCCCAAAAATCCCGCCTTCAGTTGATTTCCATATAGCAGCCCCAATTACCAATCCAAGCGCTCCCCATGTCGTAACACTTGTCAATTTCTCAATGACTCTTTCCTGTCTTCTGTTCATTGCATCAATTCTATCAGTAATAGTGTCTATACCCGTCCATCCTTCACCTTCTTCTTCAACTGATAGCCCAAGAATTTTCTTGTTTACAGCGTCAGCCACTGCCCTGGCATATGCATCAAGAAACTGGGAACCAGCTTGTTCAACAGACTTTGTTATTCCCTCTTTTGTAGCTGTTAATGAAGATGACGTTACTGAAGTCGAAGTTGGTGTTATACCCACGTTTGCTATTCTAAATCCATCAATTATTCCATTTTCCACTTCAGTTGCGCCAGTTTGAAATGCTGTAATCCATAACTTTTCAATAGTAGTGCCAGCTTGAACCATCGCTGTGTAGTAACTAGCTGGATCTTTCATCGCTTCTAACCCAATACCTAATAATGAAAATACTCCAGTTAATTTATTTATAGAAACAAGTAAACTATTTATAAGAGCTTCCTCTGCCATTTCTATAATCTCACGAGTAAGGATCTTTATAGCATCTTCGGTTTTTCTGGTACCTTTTTCTGTCAATTCATATACCTGAAGCATACTCTTAAATGCATCCATAAATGGACCTTTTACAGATTCAGCCCAATCGTTATATTGTTCTCTTATCTTTTTTATAGCATCTATTTGTTTCTGTGAATCCTCCAATATAGATTTTGTAAGATCCTGTTGTTTCTTTTTATTTTCGCCAATTTTATCAAGATTTTCAGTTATTTTTTCTGTAGCAAACTCTTGACTATCCCCAAATGTACTTGTTGCTTTTGCAAGCAAGAGCCTTATTCCTATAATATCTTTTTCGACATTGCCAGTCAATTTATATTTCTCTATAAGAGCATCGATCTCACCTTTATGCTTTATGTATCCTTCCCTTAATTTATCAACTCCAGTTTTTTCATCATAAATATGTGTAATCTGATAAATTAACTGATTCCTTAATTCAGGGAGAGCCTCTGTTATACTTTTGTACTCTTCTAGGATACCTTCAAGTGCAGTTTTGTGCGCAGACTCATAAGAATATGCTTTCTGTATCTCTAGTGAATATCCTGCAAGAGCCGCAATTCCACCTTTTAAAAGAGATATATGGGTTTCTTGCTCCGAATTTAATTTATCAATGCTAAATATTTCATCTGATAATGTATCCTCTATTGCTTTAATATTAATCTCTGCAGTCTTTATTGCCAAGGACATCTTCTGCCAGACATCATATGCTTCCTGCATTTCTCGTATCTGCAATATATTAATCGCTGCTGCTTTTAAGTCAGCCTCTGTTTTTTTCTCAATTGCTTTAGCACCTTCGATAATAGCTTTTCCTAATTTCTCTATATTCTTCATTTGCTCTTCTGTAAGATTTTGAACCAATCCTTGCGCTTGAAGACTTTTATAAATAGATAGGAGCTTTTTTTCACTGCCAGGTATCTTCTCAACATTCTCAAGGAAACCAACTATTTCTGCAACGTTTTTAAATTGCTTCGCATAATCTTCACTGCCAAATGCCAATATAAGCACTTTTTTGTAATATTTGTCAGCAGCATTTCCAGTATTTTCAAATTTTGATGATAATGCATCTAAAATATTTCCTACTGTTTTAATGCCTTGTGTAACTATTGGCATTACAATGTTTCCGAGAGCAACTCTAAGTCTTTCTAACTTCGGGCCTACTTCTGCAATTTGTTTACTATATGACTGCATAATAATCGTATTTCTCAGTAATGCTTCTCCTCTTGCAGTTAAACTTTCTTTCAATGACTTCTCAACAAGATTCCAATGTGCCATCAATGCCAAAAGATGAGAAGACTGCCTTACTCCTGCAAGACTATATGATATTTGTGCCTTCTGCGCCTCTGTAAGATCGTTCCATCTATCAGCAAGTTCTTTTAGTATCTGGTATAGTGGCTTCATTCCACCAAGAGCTATAGCAGAAACTCTTCCGATGTTATATAAATCGTCTATTGTCTCTGGACGATACAATCTTGTAAATATGGTTCTTAATGATCTGCCAATTTCGCTTCCAGATCTTTGAGTTATAGATGTTGCTGCTGTCACAAGAGCATTTAACTCATCAATAGTAACCCCAAATTCATATGCAGCAGACCCAGTTACCTGATATGCCTCTGCCAAATTTTGAACAGTTGTTGCGTTCAACATATCAAGTTTAACCCATTTGTCTGTGATATTAACAAGTTGTTTTGTCGTTAATCCATACTCATAATACACAGCAGTAAGGTATTTTGCAGCAGTTGAAACATCAACCATAGCAACATTTGCCAATAGGAGCGTTGCTGTCAACGCTTCCTGCGACTGCTGTATATCTAACCCTTGTCTTGCCCAATCTTTTGTTCCTTCAAGAACTTTTTCGATTGATATACCAAACGTACTTGCTAGCTTAGCATATGACGGAAGCAAACTGTCTATTTCTTCTCTGTTTTTATCAGCAATAGCGGCAAGTTCAGTCATAGATTTATTAAGTTCAATTGTAGTCGAAAACACTCCATTAAATTGATCTATAACAAGTCTCAAAGCTCTATACAAGATAAACCACATAAATGCCCATTTAGCAGCTGTCAAAATATTTGTTTCAGTATTAGAATTCATCTTTTCAGCTTCTTTGTTCCATTGTGCCATTTCTTCACGCATTTTAGCTGTAACACGACCACCTGATGCTACATGTCGATTTAATAAGTTTATCTTATCGGTAGGCATAGCTTTTCCAGTGAGTTCTTCTTGTTTTTCTATTAGCTTAAGCTGTCGCCTGTATTCCTGACCAGTCATTGTTTTACCACGTAATATACTATCGCTTTGCCTATATGCGGCAAGCAAGACTGAGTTCTGTGTATTTATAGCTGCTATATCACGTTTTTTCTGATCTATGCTTTTTTCCTGGTCCTCAGATATACTTTTTATAAGCTCTGCATTTTTTGTATAAGCAATCCTAGCAGCCTCCATTTTTGACGAATGTTCCCCTATCTCTTTTGAACTCAATTTTGTTGTTCTTACAGCACTTGCAACTGCAGATTCAACCTTCCTTATATCACCCACGACAGCTGCTGTATTTGATGTCCCAAATACCAACTGGAATAGTATTCTATCAGTCGATTCAGCCATACATTTTCTCCGATAGTTTACATTGACTCATCCAATGCTTTTTTGGAAAACTGAATAAACCTAGACTTTTTGTTAACTTCATGTTTGTCTTGCCTATTAGAAATATCCTTATACTGATTTTCTATTAACTCATTTTTAAATTTTTCAGCTTCCTCATCAATTATGAGTTGCTCTTCTGTAACTCCGTAGATGGAGTTATATTTCCCAAGTTCTCCCCAGACTTCAGTACCCCAAGGGTTGAGACCCCATCGCTCTGCATAACGCCTCCTTCTGAAGTAAGAGGAGGCGTAGGCGAGTTTTTTAGTTTTTCGGTATCAGGCTGAAGTGATTCAAATGGAGTATTGCTCGTATAAAGAGATATTATCTCATTTATTTCTGTCATTGTAAGTAATCCAATGTCATCTATTTTATCAAATATTCGTTTATTGTGGTTATCAATTTCTCTTGCACATAAATATATAAGCACTGTAATAAAGCAGTCATTATATAGTGTTGTAAAAACTGACTGATCATAGTAGTCATATTCAACAGTAATTTTCGTCCCTTCACTTGGAGGTTTATTAAACAGAAGCACTCTTAAGTCATCAGAATAGGAATAATCCTGCCCTTCTTTCTTAAGAGTGCTTCCTATATAAACCTTTAATGTACTCTCGTCTATTGAACTTGGAGACAATGTGAATGTAGCATTCTTGCCATCCACATCTCCAATTGGGCTACCTTTAAAATGACTATCTATTCCTATTAGCCCAGATTCTATAGCTTCTTTTAGTTTTTTCCTAAAGTAAGCTTTAAAATATACTCTGCTATTAAAGCCTATTCTAGTCCAAAATACTCTTTTTCTTTTTCCATTACCTATCGGAATTTCAAATTCTGCTTCAGGGCTAACAACCTTTTGCAGATTTTCTTCATCTTCCGATGTTGATATTCTAATCTTATTCTCAAGATCCTTATCCATTCCTTTTCCTCCAATTTAATTAACTTTGAGCCTTATACACTATTTTCACTTTTGTCCCATCATCTGGTGCAGTGGAGAACTGAATCGATGGAACACCACCAATTCCACTTGCTACAAAAGTGTAACCATCCCACATAGAAAGAGCCTGACCAGCGGGATTTTCAACCATATAAACGTCTGAATTTGTAACGCCAGACTCTATCGCAAATAGCGTGCAAGATCCGTCAGCCTGATGTTCTCGGACTGTTGCCTTTCCATCAAACGTTGCAATCAGATCTGCGCTACCATCGAGCGTGATTGTTGCATTTGCTTCAACTGCTAATGCTTTACTTGCAGTCCTAGCTTTGAAGCCACTGACATACACAGTCGCATAAATGTCGTCTCCATCAGGATTTCTTATCCAGTTCAAAGCATTGATTTTCTGGAATTCATCTACGATAATTCTTGTAGCTGTACTTGGATTTAAACCAGATAATCTAGCTATCTGAATCAAGTCCCTGATCATTAGAGATGTGCTTACAGAGAATGTTGAAGTACCATAGATAACTTTGGTTGCTTCAAAACCAAGCTCTGACACTCTAGACTCAGCCTTTTCTTCAGTAGGATTGAAACTTTGAGCGCCTCTAATCTGATATGCAGTAACATCATCTTGATTAGGCGCTGTTGCATTAGATAATTTTACCCATAACTCAACTTCTTTTCCTTGATAACCAGCAATGTCATGTGCAGTAAACATTTTATCTCACCTCCCTTCCATTTAATATGAATCATTATATTCTGCAATAAAAGTCACCTGAAATCGGTACACGGATTCCAATCCAGGAGACTCTATTCGCCTTGCGTTAGCGTTAACGTCTTTTATATAAATTACTCCAGTTACGCATGCTCCATCAGCATCAAGATTAAAATCACTATAGTCAATGAGTTTTCCAGAATTTTTTCCTTTTCCATCAAACGCATCTGTTATAATGGATGCTATATATTCATCTTCATAATTGTTTCTTCCAAATAGGTCAATTACAAAATCATATGAATATGTAGCACTACAACCTAAATCATACTGTCTCCTTGGTGCAATTCGTGCAAAATCTATAGATAATGATGGTTGTTTAAATGTCGTAGGCTCAACTGGAAATGAGTCATAAAAGCTTAACTCAGATGCACCATCTCCAACAATATATGTTCCTTCAGAATTTATTGTATTCTTTATGAAATTATATATACTTTTTTTTACATTATGAACTCTTTGATATCCCATAGATTAAGACTTTTTTATTTTAAAAAGCATTTCTGGAAAACCAGGTCCACCAATACCAGTAGACTGTATAACATCTTCTTTAATCTTACCTCCAAATCGTTGACTGATAACATAGTCAAGGTACCTGTTAACCAGGTTAGCCATAAGTGGCTGTAGAATATCATGCCAGTACCACATTGTTCTTTGAAAAAATCTCTTAGGTTCAATGCCCTTATGAACACCTCCAGGACCACCAGTCTTTTTAAATGTTTCTGCAAGATTTTTATTGTATAAACCTTGTTCATTTAATATTACAAAAAATGCTTTTAACTGTTCCGTTGATAGCACAAATGGTGGTATCCCATTCTCTAGTAGCTCATAGTATTTATATCTACTTCTATGTGATGTCATTTTTGCTGCTTCTTTTAAATCAAATATCCCAGCTTTTATTCCAACGCCACTAATACCTCTTGTTGTCATAGCCTCAACTCTATCAGCAGGAGTTAATCTTACACTCTTATAAAACTGACCGCTTCTTCCTTCTAAAACTTTCCCCCCCTCAACCCGTAAAGTTGATGCATTTCCACCATAGACTTCTTTTTGCAATATTGAACGTAAATACCCAGTAGCAATCGCTCCAGTTTGATTTACATCGTTCATAGCAAATGATAATATTGTAGGGAATTCCTTACCATACGAAGAAACACCTAATGTTAATGCTCTCCACTTTTTTGGAAAAACAACTCTTACCTTTGTCTCAACTGCTGGAATCATTTTTTTTATTTACTTCATCAAGCAATTTTTTATCTATATTTATAATTGACTTCAATGGGGTAACTTCAACTTCACTTAGTATCAACTCCATTAATTCTATAATACTGTTACCATGATCAAATAACGTCTTTCTTATAGCATAAAATCCCGATGGTTTTTTAAAAAAATCAGTGTTTACATTAAACTGCTTTGTCTCTTTTTCAACCTGTGTCAGAACTTCCTTGAACATATAATTCATTTTATTCTTAAATAAATTATATATCCGTTTATTTCTTTCTACTAGTTCCATTTTTTTACCTCCATCCATTTAACTCAACTCCGTTCTTGATCCATAGACATTAACCACTGTTTTAAGAATTGAAGACGTAACAGTTTTGGATATAACTTTAACATCATCAATAGTTAGAATAGTTTTATTGTTTATAGCATTCTTAAACCAGTCAAGGGTTTCGTATCTAGCTGTAATTCTACAGTCGCCTACCCTTACACCTCCAACTTCAACGTCCTTTAAACCTTCTTCTGTAACCCACGTAACAAATACTTTTTCTATATGATCGTTATATGACGCAATTCTTCCTTTTCCACCACACGTTAGACACCCTGGATTCTTTGACGCCTTATATACATTGTCATACACACAATCAGGGCAATCAGTCCACCCAGTAAATTCTTTAATATTAATTTCTGTGCCATATTCGCTAATATAGCCATATTCTCTATGCTGAATATGAGTACATGTCTTTAAGAATCCCATTTATAGTACCTTCGCTGAAACTGTTATTCCAAGAGCAGCATATGCTTTTTCAATATCCTCATCAAGTTTTTTTATAGTTTCGTAATATGGACCTCTACCATAACTAAGCGAGTAATTCCCCAATTTTTCTTCAACAAACCCTTTTGAATCACGGTTTCCAAGTTCTAACAAAACTTGTTTTGAAACTGATTTAAAAGCAATTGATTTAGCTAAATTAAATCTTACTGTATCAGATGTATCTGGAGCACCATACGTATATTTTACACGCACATTGTGAATATTACTAGTAAAATATCCATCTTTTAGATATAGCATACCTTTATCGTAATATATAAAGTAACAACAAGAATCAACTAAAACTCCATCTATTTCTATTTCAGAAACACTTCGTAGTGGGAAATGATCTAGTATGAGAACATTTTCTCCATCACCATCATGCCATTCATCTATTTCTGTATCATAAAATTTTAATCCAGTTTTCTCCATTACAAGGGCTTCTTCAGTGTCTATATAAAAATTTAACTGTTCATCACTTAGAAGCTGTATTGTCGTAGCTCCAGTAAAGCTTCTTATTCTACTCATCCCATCTAAATCTATAAGATAACCCATTTTTTACTCCTCTTGCATTGTCCTACTTGATAAGACAGTGAAAGAAGAGTGGGCTAACTTTCATTAGCCCAACTCTCTCATTATATTCTACTAGGGTTTAGCTATGTTAGTTATCTTCACATGTTTATATGCTCCACCTTTCACAGCTAATGCTCTCCATGTCTTTACTCTAAATGCGGTTGTATCAGCTGATACTTTGGCAGTCATATCTTCGTAAGAAATACCCTTTACTACAGGAACAACAATATTATTCAAATCAAGCACAAATCCAAATGACTGATCTCCAGTCAAACCAAGATTTGTAGGAATAAACTGTGAACCTACTATAGGTATCCCACGATAACTTGCGAGATAATTCTCTCTATTTTCAACTTCTTTCCAGAAGTATGCAAGAGCAGAGTCTCTAACAACACTCCACAACTCATGAATATCACGAGTTGCAAGAAGAATCAGATTTGGCTTTCCATTATTCTCAATGATTGTATTAATAGCACCATCAAGAATATCCAGACTAATTTTACTAGAAGCGGCATTGTAAGTCTGCGTAACCAAATTTGATAAACCATCAAACTCTTTAGAAGTAAGACCAGCATTGCCAATGATATAGTATTTCTCTAATTGATGAGAAAGTTCCTGTGTAGCAGACTCTATTTCTGCTTTTAGGGCATCAATATAGTCCCTGGAAGTCTCTTTCAAAAGATTCGATACTTCACCATCAGCTTTTACCATCTTAATTGTAACAGATTTCTGGCTATAAGTAGATGTAGCTGAACTGAATGTATCACTTTCACTATATGCACCAGACGCTACAAGTGCTGTTCTTTCATTCCATGCGTAAACGTTGGTTGACCATGGTTTCTCTTTGAAAAGTCTCAAGAGAGGAGTTTCCTTATAAGCAAGTTCCGTGAGCAATGGATCAAGTTTTTCTGGAATTAAAGCAGCACCGCTACCGTCAGCCGTAGTTAATGCTTTCTCGATGTCAAGTCCTTCCATTGTATTAATTCACCTCCTATCATTTTTGGAATTATTAAGGTTGTTAGCCCTTATTTTCAATAGTAGCCCTTACGGCATCGCTAAGTCTCTCATCAAAAGTCCGAGTATCTTTCTTCTTTTCTTCGTCTTTATGAGAAACAGCTACGCTCTTCCTTATTTCATCAGGGAGTGTCGCAAGAACTTCTTTAACAGCATTTTTGATGCTATCAGACTGAAATGTTTTAAGGACTTCAATTTCCTTACGAATATCCTCAAGAGCTTTGTCCACTTTGGGATATTTTTCATTTTCTTCTTTCTTGCGATTTTTGTCATATTCCTCCTTATAGTAATATTCGTAATACTTGCCCTCTAAAAGTGAAATAACTTTGTTGATAGCTTCCTTCACTTTCTCAATATTCTTTGCCTTTAGAGCAGCTTTCAGACCACGTATAATCTCAGCTTTGTCAATTTTATCCTTCATTGCTTCTTCGATCACGAAATCAGCAGGAACTTTTGTTTCGTCACCTATATCTTTTACAATATCAATTTCATCTTTTTCAGTTTCAGCAGATTTTTTCTCATCATTTTTAATATTAACTTCATCAGTTTTTTCAATAGTAGATTTTTCTATTTCTTTAATGTCGCTTTTTTCATTTGCAAGCTCTTTACTGATTTTTTCCTCTTCTTTAATTTCTTCTTCAACTTCAGCAAATTCTTTATCGCCCATTAGTAATTCACCTCCTTCCATATTTAAAGATAATGCTTTACTTATATACGAGTTCCATATCCGTGTATGGATGTTAGCGGGAAGCGCTACAACTGATACTTCATTAAGTTCAATTCTGATGACTTTGCAAACAGTGTCAGATATAGTTTTACCAGCTTCTTCAATGAACTTTTTTACGCTACCTCCTATGGAAAAACCCGTTAAAACTCCTTCTTGTATCATCGTCCAAACTTTATCTGCAGTTTTACTTATTAGAGCTTTTATCCAGATACCTTTGCCTGGAATAAATTTTGCATCAACAATCTTTCCTATTGGCTGATGTTTATCGTGTTCAAGAAATAGCACTTGGTTTACTTTTAAGTCATTAACAGCCTCACGTAAACACTCTTCAGTAAGTTCGTATAAAGGTACATTTCTATCTTCTCCAGGTGCCGCTGCCAGCCCTTCAATAAATCTTTTTTCTTCACCTTCGGTTTTTTCTACATAATTTTTCTCGAAAATCACAGGCAATCTTAATCCTCTGTTTGTTTCAATTATTTTCTGTTCCATAACAACCTCCTACTGTCATCTACTTAAATCAAGGAGTTTTGGTTCGGATTCTAATGATTCTCTCCACCACAACCATTTATGCCCTCTGGATTTAAGTTCTTTTATTACTGTTTCAAGATTATGAGTTTCGGCATATGGCTTCTGATCTTCTGGCTTTGATACAAGCCAAAATCTCTGATCTCCAACTTGTGCTTTTGCAAATATATATCTTCCCTTTATTGTAGGCCCATTGAAAAATACTTCCTGAAAACTTCTATGCCACACACCATTTTTGAAAGATCCTTTCTCAATAACAAAGAATTTAGCATATGACTTCGTTGTTGCACCTGGTTCTGTAGGTGCAAAAACTGTTCCGTCTTTAAGATTAAGCCATCCTCTTGGAACAAGCAATTTGTGTGTCCCACGAATATGGCTATTGTCTATATTTGCAAGAGAGTTTCCATTCATCTTTTTCAAATCCTTCGCTGTTCCAGTAAACAATGAGAAACCCCATAAATTTCCACCAGGCTCTATTTCGGAGCGAAGGTCCTGGTGGACAGAATTATTTGTATTTAAAAGTTCCTCATATGTCATTTTAGACTCTTCTTCACTTAATCCTCTCCAATGCGATTGAAGAACAAACTTTCCTGTTTCTTTATTGTACATTTTCCACCAGTTTTCTTCCCAGAATGATATTGACGCTTTGGCATGCGGACCTTTACCCACTTCCTCACCAATTTGTTCCTGTGAAACTTGTTTAGGTGATATAGTTTTTTGTATTTCATCAACAATATTTAATGCTTTTTGCAAAACATGCGCTCGTTCAGCCATATCAACAACTTGTTTAGCAAAATATGGCTCTGTTCTGGATTTATCCACGTCTATAACTCTCGGAATAACCCACTGAAGTTTATCATCTTCAGTTTCTATTATCTCACCAACATGGACAGTGATAATATCACCTTTTGTAGCAGGAACATTTGACGACATTGTTTTCTTTAAATCAACGTATTTAGTTCCATTATATTCAATTATATTCTTGTAGTTAGAATCACCAGGTAGTAAACCACAATAAAACGATTTTGTCCCATTTTTATTAGTCTGAACATTATATACTAAAGCTTTAACTTCAACAATGGATTTAAGCTTTGCCCAATCGTCACTTCCACCTCTTACATATTTTGAATCAATAGTCTTTGCAACTATACCTTCGGAACCTGGAAGACTAGCAAGATGCTTTGCCTTAGTAGCCATTTCGTTTTTACTATTAACAACATTATACGATGTAATTCCAAAGTTTTTATTACCTTTCAGATATTTATTAAAGAAATTTTCTAGTGCCTCACGTCTTTCACTCAAAGATTTTTCTGTCAAGTTAATTTTCCAGTAAGGTAAGTCGAATACAGTACATAAAACTTCATCACCTTCTTTTAATTCTGGATTATTTGCTAAAAGGGTCATCAATTTTATTCTCGGTAGTGGTTTCCCATTACGATTAATTCCAATGTTACAATCTAAAACAAAATCATCGTTTATTTTTTTCAACTCATCAACAAGCATTGGCAATTGTTTATTTCTATCCTGTTTTGAATCCTCAAACCATATTTTGATTGCATCTCCTTTTTTACTTATTATACAACGAAATCCATTGAGTTTTTCTTCTATGTCTATACCTTTTGAAATTCTTTGTTCCGCCCATTTATCCCATAGTTCATCTATAGAGAAAAATTCAGTGTATCCTGCCATTGCTGGCTTTATCGGTGAAAATGTTTCACCTGGTTTTAACCATCCTTTATTTGTTTCAATAGAATTCATTGTAATTATAGCATTAAATCTTTCTTGTCTCCCGATATGATAAATATGAATTGATGCATCATATTCATTAGCTATTTTCTCAATATCAGCAATATTATAAGTTCTTTTATGTGTTGTATCGGCACAATCTCCTATAGGAATTATCAAAACTACATTTTTTGATATTCTTGATGCTTCGTTTATAACTTTATCTGGATCCTCTGCGTGTTCTATTACATGCATTAACACTGCAGTATCAAACTCATCGTCTTTAAAAGGAAGATTTCCACATTCTATATCATATTCAATTACATTAACCCCATTTCGCTTACAGAAATCTATAGCAGTTTTATCTTTATCTATACCTGTAGTTTCGTAGCCGCTATTACTAAGCATTTTAAGTAATCGTCCAGTTCCACAACCTATATCAATAATTTTATTTCCTTTTATACTTTTGATAGTATGATATGCATCAATTATAAAATCAGTCTTCCACTCGTCAAGTCCCTTATAATAAGAGTATGCTGATTTTTCTATATCTATATCTGAAAGGGATTCTTTTATATTTTTATATCTGTCCTCTTTAACTTCTACAAATGGTAAATCCTTATCAATTCTAACAACGTAATCAGCAATTTTATGATATGACGAATGAGGTCCTGCTGCAAGCCATACCCAGTGAATCTTATGTTTTAACCCACCCTCTTTTAGAACTTTCCCAATTTTCAACTCAAGTGAAGGATCTCTGAAATCACTTCTGACAAGAACATCAATGTCGTGAGGGTTCTCACGAGATACAGATGAGCCAACAAGACATACATAATCATTTATAATAACAATATCGTTTATATTCTTAAGAGCATCTTTAATATCATCCTTAAAACTTTTATCAACTTCTTCAATATCTTTCTTTACTTCACTAGGTTGAGATGGTTGTTCTTTACTTAGATCATCTAACTTGTTTTTCCAAAAGTGTTTGATACCTCTATTTATCATTTCTTGTTTTACAAACGAGTGCCAGTTAGCAAGATTTTCATTTGAAGGACTATTTTTCTTTTGTCTATCTGCATTGTCATATATTCTATGCAATAACAAATGTATAAAAATAAGTTGCGCTCTTGATATTTTTTTCAGTTCACTCGGAGTAATCATTTCAAGTTTCATTATTGACTTTTGTATATTATTGTCAGTTATAAGCCCAACAACTTCGTCAACATTGAGCATTTTTTTCTCTTCTTGATCTTTAATCACACGTATATTTTCAATTTCTGTAAAATTTTGTAATCCTTTTGGTTTTATAATTTTTTTTGGCTTTGGGTATAAATAATCAACATGAACTCTATATGCATATAGTTTATCCTTTTTATCAAATCCCCATGTTTTTGCTTCCTCGTCGGTAATCTTATGTTCTTGTTTTAAAGTCTGAAACATCTTTTGATCTATCTCTTGTGGGGAATCAAGTCTTATTATCCCAAATGCAAATGTGCCTGATACAAGAAGTAAAGGCTCATTTATATGTTTTTTCAGTTCAACTGACTTAACTATGAGTGTCTTTTGCCCTTTCCATATCATATATCCATGCGGAGCTGTGACATAAATAGCCCATTTCACGCTATTCTTATCTATCTTTTGTGGAATCAATACACTACCACTGTCTGTAGTTAATGCAGATATTAATTCCTCTTTCTTCCCTTGTAGTACATCCTCAATAGTTATTGTTTTTTGTACTGATTTGTCTTTTAGTTCCATAGGAAGAGTTCTATCAAGCTCATCTACCATATTGTGTTTATAACCAAGCTTAAAAATGTGTTGAACAATCCATTTATGAAATTTTTCCAACCACTCCTTTGTTATAATTTTTCCTGCTAACGCCCCTTTTCTATGATAAAGAGTCTTTCCATTAATAAGACTTTGGTAAGCTGCATGAACAAGTCTATGATCATCAAGAAGCCTTTTTTTGCGTTCTGCTGTCCATTCTTTTGGTTCTACCATTGGTTCATCAGCCCACTTATTGATATCCATTCTCATCTCCTCCTTCCTCGCCTTCCTCGTTTGTCCTTCTTTCATTTGCACCTGGTATTTTTTGTCCTGGCATGGGGACAGGTTGATCTCCCCATGATACTTTGCCCATTCCTCTTGCAGCCCTTACTTCGTTGACAGTTTTTATATTTCCAGATAAATCAGATTTATCAACCTGACTCTGCATAGCCTGATCGAGTCTATCTATCGGATTAAACACAAACTTTACTCTCACTCCAGGGAACAATGTGTTTATAATCTTCTTATTTATTCTAGATGCAACGATTCGTCTTATAGGATCAACAGCCAAAAATTTAAATAGTGCTATTTGGGCGTCAGCAGTAATACCTTTTGTAAGTTCTGTCATACCAAGTATAATAGGTGGAACCCTAAATGTAGCAAGAACTTTCTGTGTAAGGTGCTTTTGGTATTCAGAAAACTGCATATCGTTATTAGTGAGACCAATAGGATGGATAGTAACACCACCTCTTGTCACAATGTTCTTATGTGGTTTACCTTTCAAATTTTGCTCGACTTCTCCGCAGAATGCATCTAACTCTGCTTTGCTAACTTTGCCAAGGTCTATGTGGAGTCTAGGAGTTGCATTGTTTTCAAAAAATTTTGCATTGTAGTTATTTGAGTATATATCAGCAGCAATAATATTTTTTAATGTTGTAGCTGGTGCAAACCCACTTATTTCGTCTATTGGAGAAGACATTCTAAAATGAACAATCTGATGGGGTTCCCATTCAGTTATAACTTTACCAGCAATATCTCTCTGTTCATATTTATCAACAATACGTTTTTTATCATTCCAGTGGGCATGCATATACATTGCACTTACTTTATATAACGAGTAGGGTATTTCGACTTCCCATGGATCCCCCTTGGGATTTTTCAAGTACTCAAGAAAATCCATTAATTGCTTGTATTTAACAACTTTTTCCCAATAAGCATCTCCAAACGTCAATAGATCAAAAAATGTGTCAAGACCAAGATCGCTGAAGTCATCATCTTCATTTACATTATCAAAGAATCTATTTAATAAAGTAAGTATGTTTTTATCTATTTCCTCATTTGGATTACATGGCTCAAAGTGATACCCAGATTGCACTGATGCATAAGCTATTGCATCAATACATGCTCTCACAATCTCACAAAGTCTGTAGTACTGCTCAAGCAATTCTACTCTAGTAAATTGCTTTCCTACTTCTCCAGAAAAATCAACACCAACAACTCCTACATTTTTTGTAGAATACGTTTTTTTCAGTTCCACATCGTCACTACTTTGCCCAAGTTTTGTTGTAATGTCTATTTTCCCTTCTGTAAAAGAAATCTTTTTTCGTTTAGGAATTTTGTTACTTTCCATATGTATTTTTAGAAATCAACATACCTCACAACTCCAAAGTCTGATTGTTTAACTTCCTTTTGGAGTAACTTTGTTAAAACATAGCAACGAATCATATCTATATGGTGATCAACTCCAACATACGAAAATGTCCCTCTTGATGTACTATATTGTGTATTTGAATCAATTTCATCATACAGTAACAGATCGTTTGCTGGTAGAAACATTTTTTTCTTTTCAAATGCATCACGTATAAGTTGTGTTGCGTAACATTTAGCATTATCTTTTATTATGTTTCCATTGTTATCAAGTCCAATTGGGACATTCGATCTAAAATCCACACCAATAACATTATATTTTTTATCTGGATATAAATCGTTGCTATTCATATCAAGATAAACTGTCTGACCAGGACCTCCAATTTCAAGGGCTACGTTTTTAACACCCATAATTGAAGCTATCTTATCAAAGAATTTTGCTTGTCTGGTATAAGAGATAAAGTAGAGTATAAATTTACATAGTAAAAATGACATATCGTTCTGAGTAGTATACCATATACCACAAACTGTAGGATCTGGATGATACCCAAGGTCCGCACTTATATTAAGTTCTATAGCCTCTGGTGGCACAATTGGAAACGCAATCTTAGTTTCGTCTATTTCCTTCTCATTAATTTTTTTGCCATCAAATTCAAAAACTTCATACGAAGGGACCTCAACGAATATTTTATTATAATACATCGGATTAAAAGTTTTCTGAGTAGCGATACCATCTTCTGCAAGCACCTGATTTAAGTAGGCCTGGGAACTTTTTCCACCATATGTTCTTATGAGCCTTTGGTGCTCCTCCTCTGTAAAAGTAGGATCTTGAAATTTTGTTATTTTGTGCTTCGATTTTTCTGGTATTACATGGTCGTTCCATGCAATACTCAGGTATCCTTTCCTCATTCCATTAGGCACACCGTAGATTCTAATTCTGCAGTTAGCTTTTATACATCCTTGTAGTTGATCTAATCCAGTCCCCATATAGAGTTGTCCTTCGTCAACCCATAAAAAATCCACATGCAACGAAAGTACACTTGCACCTTTTGAGCTTCCAGATATTCTTCCATGCAATATAAAACCATTTTTAGCTTCTATTGTATATGTATCACTTTTTACAATTCTAGTTATAAAACTATTCCAGAATGGATGGCTTCTAACAAACGTTGTAATTCTATTCCACAGCGGATCTATATGAGCCTTATTAGGTGTAGTGAGAAGCCCTTCTTTTTTAGGATTAGTAAGCATAGTTTGGAGAATATCAGATTCAACTGTAGTTGTCTTACCAACGCCTCTGGCAGCCTTTGTAACGGAAACCCTGCTGTTGTCTAGTAGCATCTCAATTTGGTAGTTTCTAGCCATATCGACTTCTTTATGGATTTCAGGAATAAAACAGTCAAAGAACACTACTGGATGAAACAAACTTCCTATAAATTCAACTTCCTCTCTAGACAGATTTGCCTGCATCTGGGTTTTCCATCTCCAGAGAATTAATTTCACCGCACTTTTTACATCTCCATTGGAATCTCTCTGGAAATTTTTGTTTATATTCTCTAAACTTTGCTATCATGTTCATGACAATCTTTGCTGGATCCTCGGCTTCATTTGAATCAACTCTCTTTGTTCTATTTATTCCAAGATCAGACTGACATTTTCTGTACTCTTCAGTAAGTGCGGCAAGCGACTTTGCATCTGCATTTTTGTATCTCAGGGTAAGCATTTTTGAGATTCTATTGGTTTGGAGTTCAAGGTTGATTAGTTTTGTGAGTAGTCCGAGGTCTGCACTTTCAGTCCAATCGAAGTCTTTCTTGTATTGTATTAAACGTTGCTTTATAAAGTTCTCTTCCTCGCTATCTCTAACTTTAGCCGTACTGCCATCTGGCATGATTATATCTATAGTTTTGTTAAAGATCTTCTCTTTTGCCTTTTCAAGTCGTGCCTCTTTCATCTTTAGAATACTTATTTTCTTCTGGCAACTATGGCAAAAGTCAGGTATATATCCACTTGTACGTTCTTTGACTTTTTCCAGCCCGCATGACTTACATGGATACAATCTACCTGTATATTTTTCAGTAATGATATTTTGTCGCTCTTTTTCTTCTTCTTCCTTAAATTCAGAACGGCTTCTCTTTTCCTTCTTTATTTCACTTACTATGTCCTGAAGTGTTTCCATTTATTTTTTTAAAATCCAGTTGAACGATGTAATTATTGCTGTCCATATAAAGCCGAATATACTCATAAACCACTTTACATCTCTTTCTATTGATGCCTTGATATTTTTCAGCTCTGAGTCCACTTCCGTTTTTACTTTTGCAATTGCTGATTCCTGATCTCTCATTTTCATCAGTACGCCGTCTTTACCCATATTTTCCGGGTTTCCATACAGAACTTTGTCGTGTTTTACTGACAGTTCAGTAAGTTGTTTGACATTTGACGAAATTTCCTGTATAGAAGCAAGTAGTTCAGATTGTGTACGACTGAATGTATCTAGCTTTCTATTTACCTCTTCGAACTTCCACACAGTCCCATTTTTCTTTGAGTCACTCATAGTGTCTTCCTGACAATGTCAACAATATCTATAAAGTCCTTTACGTTTTTCACTTTGAGCAGTTTTCTGTCCTTTAGTTTCTTCACAATGTCCAATGCTTTTCTAGTTGTATCAGCGTATTGTGTCTGTGTCCAAGTCGGGTAGTGGACAGGGTAGTAGACCATGTACCAAGTAGGATAAACAACCTTATACCAATCAAATACATCAGTTGCAGTTCCTTCTATAGTTCCAGAATCTGTTACTCTGAACTGATATGCGGTATCCAGGTTTATTTTACTTATATCGACAGCTCGCAATGCTGCAACAACTTCTTTTCTAATGGTAGAACCACTGTTGTTAGATGTTGTTTCTTGCACTTCTTGCATTCTTCTTTTTCCTTGTCAACTTCTATGTACTTAGTCTCTACACCCTCAATTGTAGAACTCCAATACTCATACATAACTTTGACGCTCTTTCCCATATATTATATGAGAATGTGTGACATATATTGCTAATTTTTTAAGTATTAAAAAATTAGAATATGCCTGAGTTGCCTGAATTGCGACAAACACTGCACAAGTTGCGCAGGTTTTTCTTTTTTCTAAACTCTGAACTTCGCACCGCTGCACAGATTCAAAGAAATCCAGCCAGATTTGCGACTAGAGCCACTTTCTTTCAAGTTTAAACCTTCTTTACCCAGGAAATGTAGAAAACTCAAATTAGACCCGATTCCTTGCGAAATTTACCATATGCCCTTCTTTTAACCTACTTTTTCTCATACTTCTATTTCCTTGAAACAAATTAACTAACTGTTTAATACTTAATATAATAAATAAATAAACTATAGTTACAAAGTAATAGTCGTTTTTAAATAAAAAATAATCCTTTAATGAAAAAGAAAGAAAAAAATGAGTTCAAGAGGTACTTCCTTTGTAAACTTGAGATACTTCCTTTGTATATACCTGTAACTATAAATAGCTACTGTTACTTTTTTTTCTTTCTTTTTCGTGAGTGAGACTGAAAGAAAAAGAGAGTATAGAGAGGGAATAAGTACTTATTAACTATATATAGAGGGAGAGAAAAGAGAGAGAAAGAAAGATTTTTCACCCGTAAGCAAAAAGCCCACTAAAAGTAAACTATATAACGCACTCCAACTCTATAACACACACCCCGCTCACTCTTACACTAACTTCATAAATGCAACTAACCATTACTAGTATAATATACTTACTACAACCTGTCTATCAAAAGTTTTAAACTATTACAATGGCTGTGAGAGATACCCTATTATTTTTTTATTTTTTAAAAAAATTTTTATATCCAGGGGGATATTTTTTTAATAATTTTTTTGTGTAAAATAATTTATCGTCGGAAAAATTGTTTTTTTTAATTTTTTTTATATGTAAACAAAATATAAACAAAATACAACAGATAAAAAAATACAATGTCTATATATTGACCATTGTATAGACAGACACTTTGCATAATAACACTTATGTAAACAAAATGGACGCGCAGATTTGACAATTATATATATTTATGATATAATATATATACAGAAAAATAAAAATTTGCTCTTTGACATAATGTGATACGGGTTTCTGAAGGTGATTGAAAATGAATTTTATATCAGAAAAGGAAAAACAAGAGTTGCTACGGCACAATCGCAGAAAGTCGGCTATCAGATACCAAGATTTGGCCTGCTTCATCTTAAAAGCATGTCAGGATCTTGGCACACAAGATATCCAGGTGGATCTTAGTGAGATACTGCCATATTACAACGGCAAGATCCCATCAAACTTTAAAGAAAATCCAGCTTCCTTTGTTAATAACTTTTCGTATCATGTAAGGAAATTTATTAACGTTGACGGAGTTATCGTCGACAACGACAGTGGTAAGCTCTTTTTCTTTGGAGTTAAACCAAAAGAAGTGGTTGTGGAAGAAAAAGAAAAAGTCATATAAAAAGTTTAAAAAGTTAAAAAATTTAAAAAGAAAGGGACAGAAACCCGTATCATTTTTTTTAATCCGTTTATGTAAACAAATAGTAAATGGATAATAAAATAAATAAAAAAATGAAAGAAATAATTAAAAAAAATGAAAGAAAATAATTAAAAAAAAAATAAAAAAAATAAAAAATTAAAAAAATATAAAAAAAATAAAAAAAAAAAGAAAAAAAAAAAAAAAAAAAATGAAAAAAAATAAAAAAAAAAAAAATAAAAAAAAAAAAAAAATAAAAAAAATATGAAAAAAATAAAAAAAAGTTGTTACATTTAGGATACATTATAACAGTGACTGTTAGTAACTTTGTGGATAACTCAAATCATAAAATCGTAAATCTGGGAATTAAGTAGATTCCCCAGGAAAGGAGGAAAAAAATGAGAATTATAAGTGAAGGAGAAAAAAATAGTTTGCTTCTAGGAGCGCATCCAGGCGCTTTAACGGAAAGGCAAATTAGGAGAATTTGTAGGAGAGGTATTAGTAGATATTCTTATAAAAAGAGAGTACCTACTAGGTCAGAAATAGACGGACGTCTAATGATGTCTTTAAGTAAGCTTTACAATAATCCAGCAGATAGGATTACTGTAAGGAATTTTTGCAACAAGTTAGATGATGAGTTAGTAAGAAATATTGCCAACTCTCTGTAAGTAAAAAAAGGAGGTGATTTAAAAATGGAAAAACTATTAGTTAGAGTTGGAGGAAAACAATACATCCTTGATTTAGAACTTAAGCAATTAAGGAATGTGAGTGACAGTAAAGAGTCAAAAACATTTAAGTCCCACCTTGAATTGCTTGAGTTCTTAAACGACAATGGGATTATTAGGGGATTAGTTAGGAATTTAATGCAAGAGTATATTATATTGTAGGAGGTAAAAGTATGAAAAAGATTGAAAAATTATTAGATAAGTTTGAGAATGTATTTTTTGTATTAGTGATAGTATCGCTCATATTTCTTGTAGTAAGAGTTCTTGTAAGTATTAAAGGAGGATAAAATGGATAAAAAAGAGTTAGAGATATGGCAACTGATAGGTGAGTGTTGGGGCATAGTTGTATCCCAGAAAAACAAAGTAGTAAGTGAAGTTGATGCTTATCATCTGATAAGTAAGAAGTTGGAAAAAATAATTAAAAATATAGGAGGTATAAAATGAAAAAAGTAATGTTTGAGTTAAAGTTCTTTTTAATATTCTTTAAGATTAATTTGTTTTATTTCTTGTTAAGAACGAAGTATGTTATTAAGGGAGTTTTATGAAAAAAGATTGTATTCAGTTAAACAGTAAAGTAGTTAAAGTTCCAGGGGAGGTTGAGTATTTTGAGAGGATGGTAGATGACATAGTTAAAATCTGCCAAGTAAAAAAGTATCCCCAGGAAGGAGATTTTGATGGGTGCAGTGAAAAAATTACTTCAGGAATTTGTAGAGGCAATGTATCCAGTAAAATCCCATGACAGAATAGTAGAAAGATTGCTCAATGGAGATAAAAAGTTAGAAAAAAAATTCTGGAAGTGGGCAAAGAAAGGAGGTAAATTATGTGAGTATTGTGGTAAACAAGCAGTAACTATCCAGGATGATAGTAAACCCATATGTGATGATTGCATAAGTAAACATATGGATTAAAATTAAAAAAGGGAGGTGAGTGATAAAATGGTAGATATGATTAAAATCAGGTTACCTGACGGGCAGGAGATTGACGCGCCACAGGGAAGTGAGGCTGAGTATAGGGACGCTCTAAAGGATGCATATCCAGAGATTGACAACGCACAGTTCATACAGCACGAAAACGGAACGATGGTAGAGTTTCGGCGAGTAGCTGCCCATAAAGGATAGTCCTTCTTTGTCCAAGCAAGTCAGTTAGGCTTGCTTGGGATAAGGAGGATTAAGTATGGAAATTAAGTATGATGATTTTATTAATGAAAACATTCAAATTTCTGAGTCAAGGAATGCTATGGCATATGTAATTAGGGTTTGTAGGAGTCCTAAAAAGTATGCAAGTAAGTTAACAAAAGAAAAGTACCGTTACTTAATTGAAAAGTTAAAATGTTTTCCTGAAGAGGGAATATATGACTTTAATGCAGAAAGAGTTGAAATAAATGAAATTTTGTAAAGAGGAAAATATATGAAATTAAGTAAAGAGTTTGGACTTAATTTGATTACAACATTACAGATAAAGTTATTCTTAAAAAATAACAACAAATTAAAGTCATTTAAAAAATTAAACATAAAGAAGATTATGAGTAGAACATTTAGATATAGTAAAGGATATGGTTATGTAAAATACTATCTAAGAGCAAAAAGAAATAAGTTATTTTCGGAGGAAATTAGTGATTATTTTTATTTTCCAAAAATAGAAAGAACAAATCTTATAGTTGGAATTTATTTAGGAACAGATAATATTGATCGTATTAATTTTTTTAAGGAAAAAGGATTTAAAGTTAATGAATATGGCTATTGCATTGTTAATATATTTGAGGATTACATATTAAATGAAAATTTCATAAGTGATTTATATAAATTAAACGATATAAGAAGAGAGTATGAAGAAGAACAACATGAGGTAAATGAGGTAAAAGAGGAAAGTATACAGGAAAAATTTAATAGAAAATGGAGGGAGCAACATGGCTTATAGAGTTTCTATTTTAAACAGTGGAGTAAAAATTTATGATACGACTAATAAAAAAATAGTTTGGTTAACAGCAAAAAGTTTTGCAAAAATATTATTAGAAGGTATTGACTTTGAATATTGTCAAGTTCCTTATGGGACATATGCAATTAAGTCAGGTAGTAGTAACAAAATATGCTTTGCAATATATAGGGCAGAGAGAAAATTAGCTACATTTTATCGAGATAGTGACAAAAACATTAAAAAATTAGAAATAGTTGCACCGAATGTGATGTTTTTTGTCACAATATACAATAGAGTAATCAACAAAGTTTCAGTATTTGCATGTGATAGTTTGCCAGCATTGCCCACAGGCATAAATTTTTCTCTTTATGAGTTCCCATTTCCAAATTCAAGTGCAGGTGGAGATTATATATGTCTTGGTGAAAACCATGATATAACAGTACACAATATAGCCGATAAGTTCTGGAGTATGCCATTTACAAAAGAGTTAATTTCAAATAAAGTAAAAGGATATGCAAACACATGGGACTTTTTAATGAACCTTGGAAGTAGAAAGTTATTTCCAAATGATCTTTTAGTTAAGTATAAATCATTTAAGGAATATTGGGACTTAATAGATTTAAAATAAAAAAGGAGGTAGTTTATGGAAAGTAAAGTTGAGCTCTTTAAGGACAAGTCTCAGCTGGAAAGTAAGTTGGTGTTTTTGGTAACAAAGTCAGGAGTAATGAGAGTCCAAAATAACGAAGTTTTTAGGGCTAATCTGCATTGTTCAAAAGTTCCCCAGTTGCTTGAGTTAAAAGAAGGTTTAGTGTGGAAAAATAGTAAGATACCAGCAGAACTATTTTACCAGATAGTGGGTTTTTTTAGGAAGCATGATTCTGAAGTATACGCCCAAATATTCTGGAGTAGAGAGGAGAAAAAGTATTATGTTTTTATTCCAGAACAGTGTGTTTCACAAGCAAGTATAGAAGTTAAAAATGATTATGTTAAAGAACAAACAGATTTGTTGGTTCTTGAAGTTCATAGTCACAATAGAATGGGAGCATTCTTTAGTTCTATTGATAATAGTGACGAAAAAAGGTTATGTATCTATGGCGTAATTTCATTTAAGAGTGATAATATTATATCAATGTGGAGATTAAAGTGTGGTGATGATTTGATTGAATTACAATTTGATGAAATATTTGAGTTTAGTTATCCAAAATTTTGGGATAAAAACATAAAATCAATAAGTTGTGAACACAATAAATTATTTGAAAAGTTAATTGATGAACACTGGTGGAGGAAAGAATGAATACAGAAAAGTATAAGTATAAGTATCCAGGTTTTAGCAAGTGTATGATTTATCAAATAGGTGCAGGAGGAATAGGAGCATACTTAGCCCCGATGATATGCAGAGTTATGCTAAATGATAACAGCAGGATTGCAAAATATATGATAGTTGATAATGATAGTGTAGAACCCAAGAACATGTTTAGGCAAAACTTTGCAGTGCAGGACTTAGGAAAAAATAAAGCATATGTGCTTGCAAGTAGATATTCAGGAATATTTGGAGTTCCAATCTACTTCAACACAGAAAGATTAAGTAGTGAGAATTTTAATAGTATTTTTAATATAAGTTCATATATGTATAGTGAGGCTAGGCCAGTAATTGTATCTTGCGTTGACAATCATGAGACAAGGTGGATAGTTGAGAGAGAATTATTTACAGGGACAAGATGGGACTCTGAAGTAGCTTGGGTGGATATTGCTAATGATATTACGAATGGTCAGGTATTTATTTCCAGGGGGAGTGTAAAGATGTCTGATGTCCATCCAGAAATAAGTGAACCCCAAAGTGGCTCTTGCGCTGAGGACACAAGGCAGTTGTTTAATACTAATGCTATGTCGGCAATAATAGGATTTAATGTTATATGGGATTTAATGACGAATGGACATAATTATTATGAGGTAGTTTTTAGTATAAATAATGCAATAAAGAAGTATTATTACAATGAAAAAGGAGGTGTAAACAATGGAAGTCAAGGACAGAAGTAAGTCTCCGCAAGAAGCAAAGCAAAGTTCGTTAAACTATGATGGAAGTCTTGAGTTAAGTTATGATGTCATCCAAATGATTTACAAAGCGTGGGAGAGTATTTGGAATAAAAAAATTCCACAAACTAAAGGAGATTGTATCACAAGAAATATTAATAAGAAAGGATGTATAGAAAAAGATAGTAAGTGTCCTTTGTTAAAAGAGTGCATAGGGGCAAAAAAGATACTATCTGTATGTATCCAAAATGCAGTTACAATCATAGAAAATAAAAGAATTGAGGAATTCACAAAGAAATTAGTTGAAATTCTTAGTGATAAAATATAAAAGTAAGGGGACTGGTTTTTAACCTTTCTTTTTCCAGTCCCTAGGAGGATAATATGAGTTTAAAATATATTGGCAAACAAAAGTACATAGTAAATGTAAAAATTGAGGCAAATGTAATAGTAGAGTCGTATGACCAGGAAACAGTAAAGGATGAAATTGAAAAATCTGCAAACAGTATTTTAACCTCCGACATTGAGGTAACAAAAATTGAGGTTACAAATATTGAGTTGCTGAAAGCAGTGCAAAATGTATTCAAGAAAGGAGGTATTTAGTGTATGGATAGAGACTTAATAACAGAGTATGTAGGGATTATAATAGGATATGTTTTTGCAATAGCAATTTTGTATCTTATTATAAGTGTATTAGAGTTTGTATTTGGATTTTAGGAGGAAATACCATGAATAAAACTAAATTAGATGTAATGGATATTTTAGCAGGTGCAGAGCAAAAGAGTTCAAAGTCAAAAGTTATTGAGTATCCCAACAGAGTACCCAATGTAAGTGAACTTGTTGAAGCAGAAAAACAACTATCTGAAATTGATGCAAAAATTAAGATTATACAAGATGAAATAAAAAATCTAGTTGAAGAATATTACTACGAACAGGCAGGAAAAAGATATGACCCTAGCTTGAGAGTTTTTGGGCTTGGTGACGATAGCTTAACGATAACGTGGCAGTCTAGGTGGACAAAAATAGGGATGGAGTTTAAGGATCAACTAGTAGAAATTGTAAAAGATATGTATGATAGTTTATTTAAAACAAAAATTAAGATAGAAGTAAAAGATACAGAAAATGAGAGTTTGTTAAAAAGTCTTATTGAAAAAATAGGCCAAGAAGATTTTGCAAAATACTTTACAGTAAAACGTGAGATAGTTCCAACAGAAAAATACTTGAAGGAAAGGTATAAGCTTTTAAACAAGGACCAGATTACAAAATTAAGTCAAATTGTAAGACAGGTTGTTTCATTTAGGACATCAGAAGGAGGATAAATGGAAACAGATAGTGAAAAAATGTATCAGTTGTGCTTAAAGTTGAGGAAGTTAATAGATGATAATTTTGAAATTGTAAGTGTATCTGACTGTTTAACAAGTACCCCCAGATTAGGTCCACATAAAAGGGCTAGTGTTGTCACTAAGGAGGGGCTGATAATAGAATGGGTAGGAAATTATTTTACTACAGAGGAGAGTAAAGAAATAAAAAAAGATCACATTGAAGGAGACATACGTGAATACGGGAATGATGATGAAGACAGTGACAAAGAGAAAAAAGGAGGTGATAGTGATGAAGTATTATCCACCAAAACCAATGTATATTCCTGATGATGGAGATTTATTTAAAAAGTTAGATAATGATAGAACATGGATAGTTGAGCCTAAAATAAATGGAATCAGGGCAATTGCATTTGGGATGGAGTTGTTTTCCAGGCATGGAAGAAAGATATTAAAACCATTAGTAGAAAGAGCTTGGTTTAGTCCAGGTAGTGAGTTTGATTGTGAATATGTATGTAAAAATGGAGTTCATAGATTATATATATTTGATATAATGCGATATGATGGGAAGGATATATCCGAGTTACCATTGATAGAGAGAAAAAAAATTCTATTGAAGTTAAAAATTCCAGTAGTCTTGCCTTGGTTAACAGACGATAAAATAAAGTACTATCGTGAGTGTATAGAAAATGGATATGAAGGTGTTGTATTAAAAAAACTTGATAGTAGATATGAAAAATTTCCGACTGAGTCAAAGGAAATATCAACATGGCTTAAAGTAAAGCCTAAAAGAGTGTCATTTAAAGGGAGATATGTTTTATGATTAAGTTTATAAAGGAGGTGGGACACAAGTAAATGAGCAAAATTAAGAGTTTCATTAAATCTAAAAGGATGGAAAATTGCTCGGAGAATACAATAAGTAGTTACTTAACTACATTAAGGCAATTTCTGTCTATAAATAGAAAGATTATGCTAAGTGAAAGTGCTGTTAAAAAGTATATAAACTATCTATTCAATAGTGGCATAAACCCATCTTCTATAAGACAAAAGTTGGCTTGCTTGAGAGAGTTTTACAAATTTTCCAATAGGCAATTTCCATCAATTAAAATTAAAGTTGATTGCAAGAACTACGAAGTGCAAGAAAAAGAGATTGAAGTGCCCAAAACAATAAAAGTGTTAGTAGAAAGCGCCTGTTGAACAAGTCTGGTACTTTTATTTTTACTGATAAAAGGGAGGCCAAATGCAGAATCATTGTATTTTAAGAGAATCAAGGATTATCTACAAGAGATACAAAAAGGTTCAAAGCCTGGAATTCAAAACGCCTTCAGTCGTCTATGAATGGTTTAACAAAATGAAAGATGAAGTTCATGAAAAACTCATAGCTATCTATCTCAACTCGGCGAATGTAGTTATATCGTTTCAATATGAGTCCGAAGGCGATATAGACCAGGTGGCCGTATATCCTAGGAAAGTAGCCAAAAATGCTTTACTGATGAATGCCACGCGATTGATACTGGCACATAATCATTCTTCCGGGGTCGAGAAGCCGAGCGAACATGACATAGAAATCACAAAAAGAATAAAGTCGGCGCTCGAAACAATAGACATAGAATTGCTTGACCATATTGTAATCGCTGATAACGGGTATTACTCTTTCAGAGAGCACGGATTGATATAAATAAAATGTCGGTTGAAACGAAAACCATAAAGGAAGGTGATGAAATATGCG